CTTCATTAACTTCTCACCAAGAACCCTATTGAGACGCTTACAGATATACGGGATGTCGAACAGTTGAATGTTCCAACCAGTCACTACATCAGGAACATCCTGCATCCAATAGTTAATAAAGTGATTGAGTAGTTCGTGCTCTGAAGGGCAGTGATGATAAGTGACATTCTTCTGCTTATTGACAAAAGGTTTGATACCCCAAGTAATAATCTGCTTGGTGGTGTAGTCCTGAATAGTAATAGCAAGAATCTCTTCCTGAGCAGACTCTACGTTTGGGAATCCATACTCAGCAGTGGTCTCAATATCAAGAGTCACCAGTTTGATTTGACTAATATCAAACTTAATCTCATCCTCAGGATACTTCTCTGAAATGTATTGATAAATGTATCGATCATTTCCATAGATCTCAAACCCATCAACCTCATCATATTTTTTGTAAAAGTCACGACAATCACGAACAGTACCAGGATTTACTTCCTCTACTGATTCTCCTGTTAATGTTCTAAACTTTGTAGGTTTCTTTGACTTAACAAATAACGTTGGAAAGAATTCGTCTCTATGTTCATATCTCCTTCCATTCTCAACTCCCCGAACGAGAAACTGATTACCGATCAACTGAACATTAGTGTAGAAACGCATTACTTAGTGAGTTCTTCGTACTTTTCGACTAGGGTGGGCATAGGTTCTGTAAGAGTGATAATCTTATCAGAACTAATCATAAATTCATCTTGACGCGATACCGAAACCAACCAGGGTTCCAGTGTACCATCATCTTTCAATAAAAAAGGATTAGTCATCTTACAGTCGGGTTCTCCGATATCTGCTCCTACTTCGTCAATCTGAGTTATCAGAATCTGATTGTTTGTCAGTAGTAGTGCTTTGATTATCTTTTCCATAGTTAACGATGTCCTCAATGTACATTTCTTTTAGTTTAAACGCTGGATTTACCATTGTCACAACCCAGTCACAAGGGACAGGGATGTCTTCTTCTGCCGACAGAGGAATCCAGGGAAACAGAGATACTTCGTATCCTGCTTTCTTGGTGTTACCTTTCTGCAATTCAGGAATTACATTAGGGTCTCGCATCTTGATAACACATGGGCGATTCAATGAATATCCAATTACCCTGCGATCATCACCTTCTCCGAATGTCATCTCCTTGACATCCGCAATCATGTCCTCACCAGACTTCAGTAGTAAAAGTTTAATTGCCATTAGTCAGTTTTTCCTCTAGTAATTATAGCAATAAAAAAAAGAGGAGTCAACCTGGATTTTGCCAGGTGCTCCTCGCGGCGACGATATTCAATTCTATTTAGAACCAATCTTTCCTTTGATGATGGTCCGGGACAATCCTACCGAGGACAATTGTCAGGAGCCCATCCTCAAATTCAACTGATCTAACTTCCGTATCCTCTGCCAGAGTCCAAGTTCTGGTGAAAGATCGTTGAGCCACTCCTCTATGGATGTATTCTTTTCCGGATTCTCCATCTTCTCGTTGCCCTTCGACAAAGAGTTTTCCGTCTTGTGTGTAGACATTTACTTGCTTCTTCTTAAACCCTGCAAGTGCTAACTCAAGTCTAGATTCTACGTTACTGACCTGAATTAAATTATACGGTGGATAATTCGTCGTTGTCTCATGTAATGTAAACAGACGATCAAAGTATTCATCCATACCGATACTGTTCTTATTTATACGATCAAGCAACTGATCTAAATTAGCAGCATTGTACTTCATAAGGTTTCCCATTTTACTTCTCCTTTGTAAGCGAGATTTGATTGTGTAGACCCCGAAGGCATCCACTACTAATTATACAACATGTACAAAAAAACGGGGTGATGAACCCCGTAATTTTTTTATTCGGATATCAAGCAAGAAACTTGCGATAAACTCCTTGCTTTTCCATCTGCTCATGCTCTAGGGACTGTGGAGTTGCGTTGAGAGAAATCATCCCATCATCCCGCATAATAATGCGATCAGTTGCTACGCAGAACAAAGAATAGAGGACATCCATCCTTTTTTCATTACTCAAATCCACCGCAGTGGTATTCCAGAACTTAAGGAATTGATCTGTGAGAGTAGATACTGGGTTATCAGCATCTTCCTCAAGTTCGCTGTCAAGAAGTTCAAAAAAAATCTTGCACTCATCCAAATACCCATAACGCTCACACAGAGCAATGTATGCGCGGAGTGTTTTACGTTGAAGCGAAAACTTGTCCAATACATTTTCATAATCACCACTAATTTTCAATGCGTTGAGAATGTTCTTAATCCAATTTTCATAGCTGGAGATAGCATTTTGCATCGTCAAACGCCACTTTCTCTGGCGCTTCATAATATCACCAAGAATCGAAACTTCATCCTTGTGTGCTTTACGATACTTCCGTTGAATTTCATCAATCGGATTACGTTTCTTGTTAGTGGCAGTCCTGCTAAAACAGTCAGGTTGAACACCAGTAACAACAATCATCTTAAACACACGATCGTCAGCACATTTTGCGATAGCAGACAATCTGTGTTGCGCTTCAGTAAGATTTCCATCAGTATTGAAAGTCATTGGTTGTCCGTCTAACAACCAGTTATCGTTTTCAATGCTTCGGAAGATTTTATTTACTTGAGAGTTAGCAATCTTGCGATTATCACGATTATGATAATCAAGAATGTAACGTGCCATCTCTGGTGTCACATCTACAATAAAGGCAGTGTATTCGTCAGTTTTGGGATTGAACGGAAGAACGTTCAATCCGGTTTGTGTAGCGTTCATAGTCAGTTGAGTAAGTCAACAAACGTAGTATAACATAAAAAAGACCCCTGTCAAGGGGTCGCGGGTGTTCCGATTGTAGAGTGTGCCGCACGAAAGACACGTCTTATTTATTCACTCTCTGTGGTCTTACCTTTCTTTCCGATATTGTATTTCTGCTCCAGAACCCAGTCAGACTTATCTTTATATGCAAGCACCTTGATCTGGTTCAGAGGGGCGATATCGGTCACAGAATCCTCCTTGACGACGCTAATCAGACCCCAGTCGGATAAGAGACGGGCGATGCGATTACGGCGCTGTACGTCGTTCATAGTGAGGTTTGCGTGCTTTCCATCAAGCGCAAACAGTTCTTTAAAGTGGACGATAAAGTATCTTCCTTGCTTATGGAGGATATGACAGGACTGGTAGAGTTTCTTTTCCTTCCGTGAAGCAACTCCAATACGAGTCAAAGTCTCACGTACCTTCAAAAAGTCATCTGGTTCATTGAGGAGCACCTCAACCATTTGATCTTGGGACCACTGTACCGTAGGTTCAACCGTAGCACTCATTTCATTCCTCCAGTGTCAAGTCGTTGTTTAATAAAGTTAATCTGTTCTTGTGTCAGGATTTTTAAAGCTTGAGATGCTTTTTCATTACTGTATCCATAATACTTTTTGATACATTCTAGGTCCGTGACTTTTTCCTTTCGGAGCCAGGGAGAGAATCTCTTTCTTTTCCTCAAAGTATTTAGATAAAAAGAATATTGCATATCTTTATCAAGAAAGTTATGCATGTTCATCTCATTGGCGAACATGACACAATCAAGGTGACCTGACAGACAACGATTAACGATATATGGAGGGTAAGAACTAATGTTCTCACGGAGGTCCTCTTTAGTGAAGTTGATTGAGTTAAGCCAGTCCTTTAATTCCATAATTATAAAGTAAAAGTTCTTTACGTCCTTTTTGCTCACGCATATACTCACCCACAGATCGCATGGTGTAAGTTAAATCAAACTCACCTGCATTCCATCCATCAAATCTTTCCTTGACAAGATTGGAAGAGTTATAAGATACAAGTTGATGTCCAATGTATCTATCACAATCAGAAGCAAAGTCATCGTGGTTGAATCCATTGTGCATACTTCCCTTCTTCCCATAGAGATTATCTTTGATATCATATGGAGGATCTAGATATGTAAACACGTCTTTGCGATCAGTAAGAAGTGACTCATATGACCAGTTAGTAATCTTCCAGTTCTGAATTATTTTAGTATATCCTGGGAGTTTTTCGATTCCTCGCATTGAGAAGTTAGAGACACTTGCTTGTCTACTGAAGGATGAGGACTCTGTGAGTCCACTAAAACTACACTTATTAACAATATAAAAACTACTAGCGCGAGATAGATTCGATTCAGTGTAAGCATTGACAATATTCTTTGATTCTAAAAATAATTCTCTTGCAGATTCTTCACTAGAGTGTCTGGATTTGAGATCTTGCAGTCTTTCATAGAGAGCACGACCGTCGTCCTGCAGAACTCTCCAGAAGTTATAGAGTGGTTCATACAGATCATTGACCCAGATATCCAGATGAGGATACTTCTTTGTAATATGTATCGCTACGCTACCACCACCTAAGAATGGTTCGCGATACTCCTTATAATCACGAAGGTCAGGAAAAAATGGGTCCATCTTAATGCAAGCACGGGACTTACCACCAGGATATCTAAGTGGTGTTTTCAAAGATTTCATAAAAAATTAGGTCCTCTATCAGGAGTAGTATGAAGAAGAACTCCATCAACCTTTTGAAGTAGTTCTTGCATACTACCATAAAGCAAACGATATCCACTTCCAACATAAAGTTGCCCTGATATTACTGAGATAGTTGCAATACCCCAAAAAATATAATACCACTTAGATTTTACTTGTGCTCTAAGTTTCATTTCAGAGAATTCTTCATGAATATCTCGATGATGAAATCTCAAAGACTTATCAATAATCTTATCAATTTTCTTTTTCATTAGAACTTTTTATCGGGGTATAATTTTTTGATGCGTTCTTTTCTTTCTTTCTCTTGATCTTTTTTGGGATCGAACCAATTCACCGGCCACTTATTAAGATTCAATGATTCTTTAAATAACTTTATTTTAGGTATAAAAAATTTCATTTGAACTCGCATTCAACCATAATTTCAGTGAGACAAGCAAGCATATTTATTTCCTGATCTGCCACAAATGCCATCTGATACTGATACTTAGCAAGAGTAAGCACAGCAGCAGGAATACTATTCGGAACCATGGAATCATAACAAGCATCGTAAATACAACGCAGTAGAACAGAAGTATCATTGTCAAGGTTATTGACAACCCATTTACGTACTTCGGGAAAATCTTTGTCCTTAAGTTTCTTAACCAAGTCATTTACTTTTACATCACTAAAGGTTGCAAGAATGCCAGAGTCAATCTTACCACCAGCAGAGTAACGTTGGCATTCGTTCAAAACACGACGCCAATCTGGGAAGTGTTTGTTGATCAGTTCTACCAGGACCTTGTTATCATATTCAACACGTTCTGCAGCCAGGATTTGTTGGATACGTTTGAAGAAGGCGGCGGCGATGGCAGGTTTTTGCTTTCCCCCAATTCCGAATTCAACCACTGTTGTACGGGAATGAAGTGGTTCAAGGATTTTGTTTTTGAAGTTGCAGGTGAAGATGAATCTGCAGTTGCCATGAAACTCCTCAATAAACGCCCTAAGGAGGAGTTGTACGTCGTTTGTTGTGTTATCAGCTTCGTCGATGATGATGACTTTGTGTCTAGCAGTTGACGAAAGTGATACGGTCGAAGCGAAATTTTTTGCAGTATTTCTGACCGTATCAAGGAAGCGTCCCTCATCGGATCCGTTGATGACATAGTAATCTACCCCCAGTTCGTTGCAAAGTGCTTTGGCTACAGTTGTTTTACCACATCCTGCAGGACCAGCAAGCAGCATGTTGGGTATCTCACCTTTATGTAGGAAGTCTTGAAAGGTTTTTTTGGTATTATCAGGAAGTATGCACTCTTCAATAGTTTTAGGTCGATACTTTTCAACCCAGAGAAATTCGTCACGCATTTTCTTTTTTCACCAAAGTAAATGAACCATCATCATTAGAAATCCATTGTAACACATCATCTTCTTTCCATCCAGTAACTTCTAGAAGTTCATCAGGAAAAGTTAGGATTCCATTTTCGTCCACTGTTAAAGTAGTTTTCATTCTAAAGGTCTCTCAAAAGTTTCAGATACAATATCAGTTGCCTTCAATTGTTCTTTCATATATTCTACTGCCTTTTCTGGTTCTGCAGTATCGCCACAAGTAAAAACATCACATACCGCCATGCCCTTCTCTGGCCATGTATGAATTGAGATATGAGACTCAGCAAGCATAACGAAACCAGTTACACCCTGAGGATCAAACTTATGTGTTTCTAAATTAAGCAAAGTAGATTTGGATTCTTTTGTTGATCTATACAAAAGCATCCGAATGAACTCTTCATCATCAAGGAGTTCAAACGGACAACCCTTAAGAGTAAAAAGGATGTGTTTCATTATTGTTGTTTTTTCAACCATTCACGAAATTGTTTTTTCCCCTCCTCAACCTTCCACCATGGAGCATAGAGGGGACCTTGATAATCCTTCTTACCCGAAGGTGGAGTCGGGTTCAAGTGCGATGTAGTAAGTGAGGTCATGGTTCTTAGAGGTGAATCGAGAAAGAAGTTTCTGAGACACCACCACCTCATAAGTTCCAGGAAGAACTTTGATATTTTCTACCTTGAAGTTGAAGGAAAACTCTTTATCAGTCTCACCAACAACAACAGCATAATCATTAGAAGTGTCGTTCTTCTTGTCACGAACGACAAGTTTAACTACACCTGCCTCACCGATGGCAGAGAGATCGGGAAGTTGATAAACCGCAGATGCTTTCAGCAGTTTATCAAGTTGGTCTGTGCTCAGTTCAAATTGCACATCTTCACTAGGAAGTTGGATTGCTTTCTCAGGAGGAGTAACAATCACGTTAGGATCTGCAAAGAAATATTTAGAGCGAGATCGACCCTCACGAATAACAACATATCCGTCATTTTGAAAATCAAGTTCAGGGCTCTGGTGCAGACTCAAACCATTAAGGAATTGATTCAGGTCATAGATACCAAAATCCTTCATGAACTCCTCGCTGACAGTTGCTTCTGCAAGTATGTTCTTCATCACGCTGATGGTACGAAGTTTGTTACCCTCTTTGAATAGGATGGACTGATTGATAGAAGAGAAGTTCTTCAGGACAGAAATAGTTTTATCAGAAAGTTTCATAGGGTTGCGAATTTTCATTACAAAGACCAGCAAAGTGGTACAAGAGAATACAGTAGTGGATTGCTTTCAGAATGTCCTGTTTAGACTTTCCATCTTTCTTACCAAAGCGAGAAAGATACTTGAGTGCGTTAGATCGACAGAATGGTTCTGCATCACCAACAGATTCAATCAGATCAAGTGTCTGAGTTTTAGATTCGGGAGATGCATAGTGAGACCGATAGGTGCCGCCAAGATAGTCACGAATCTCTTTAAGAATTACATCTTCATTATACTTCCAACGTCCATTAGCATTGTCAGTGGTAGGAAGATCAGGAATCTTCAGGTCAAAAGAGAAAGAATCTTTTCCAGATGCACCATATACAGAAGAGGGGTAATCAGATTCAAAAGAAATATGGTCTTCACCCATTCCACCCAACATCATTGGAACTGGTTGTGCTGCACCATAACTGGTTGAACTAAGGTAAATTGTATCAGAAGAGGCAGCACTAGGGTTACCAGATAAACTAAATCCATCTTCATTCCAGTAATCTTGATTAGACGTGTTCATTTCATCAAATAGAAAGGACCAGGAGTTAGCCATAATTATATCAAATTGTAGGGGTTTCGTCAACGGGCATCACAAAGTCAGCATCGACTTTATCATACAGTTCCAGGAATGCCTGCTTAGTTTCATCATCAAAACGATTGACACAGACTTGAATTGCCTTTGCCTTGTCGTTGAAGATACTGTATGCCTTCACGATATGAACCAGACGACGGGTGCTGATGATTTCTTCAATACCACCATCATAGAAGGTCTTGCGGATGATGTCAGCCCAGTCAGCAAGACGCTTGCAGAACTCTTCATCCTTACAAATCTTACCAAGGATCTTCTGTTCCGTAGCAGCAGTAGGATACTCCTGCTCAAAGGTCACAGGGAACCGTTCAAGAAATGCTTCATTTAGCACGTTAGTTCCAATGAATCGTCCGTCGTCGGAACCTTTGCCTTTGGTATTTGCGGTTGCGAATACTTGGAAACCCTCTGCAGGAGAAACCCACTTACCAATCTTCTTGAGGAAAACTCCCTTACCCTCAAGGATGGACTGAAGGCAAAGGATTTTGTTTGAGGCAAGGTCGATTTCATCAAGGAGCAGCACAGCACCCCGTTGCAGAGCCTCAATGACGGGTCCGTTATGCCAAACAGTTTCTCCACCCACAAGACGGAAACCACCAATAAGATCGTCTTCGTCGGTCTCTACCGTGATGTTGACTCGGATGAGTTCTCGTCCGAGTTGAGCACATGCTTGTTCGACAGAAAACGTTTTGCCATTGCCCGAGAGACCCGTGATAAACGTAGGGTAGAAGAGACCGGACTTAACAATTTTTTTAATATCTGTGAAATTACCAAACTGGACGAAGGAATCATCTTTCGCAGGGATAAGGTTTTGTTCGATTGCTGGCAAAGCAGCAGGAGCATTATAAGTTGTTTCCAGTTCTTCTACAGTCTCTTTCGTTACTTCCAGATTCCACTTACCACGACCAACTTTGAAGTCAGTCAGTTTGTTAGTGATGGTCTGATAGTTGAAGTCATTCATATTGCAGAATGCTTTGATCTCTGCAGAAGTGACTGACTCACCATAGGATTCACGAAGACAATTAACGATGCTTTCTTTGGAGAGACCCATTAGTTGTTTTGTTTAACTGAAGTTATTATATACGAAAAAGGGAGGTCGGAAACCTCCCCGTGGTCACTTCTCGTATCGTCCATACTTGAACTTCATTACCTGCAGCATCCACGCTTGAGCAAGACTCTTTGGACCCTCCTTAAGAACTTTTCTTACTTTAGGATCACTCTCACACTGAAGGGCGATTTCTTTCCAATTCATCATGCCACCAGAGAAATAAATTCACCTAGAACTTTTTTATTTAGTTTCTTAGTCTTAAGAGACTTGATAAAAGCAGACTTGATCTTTGCTTTAGTTGCACCCTCATCAACTTCAAAGTCTGCATCCTGTGATAGGGAAGCAGCAGACATAGCAAAGTATGCATGATATCCAGAAGTCTTGATGGTGAAACTACGTTGCTTCTTCCACTCGCGATGAAGTTTCCAGTAATCATCAGTGTTCTGATCGTAGTAGAGTTTCATAAAGTGATTTGCATCACGACTATCAAGAACACGAATACCCACAAAGTTTACAGTCGGGAAGTTGTCGCGAAGATTCTCAAGCATCATGTCAGTGAAACCGTGCCAACCATAAGGGACCTGATAGGTGTTACCAGTCTTACGATCACGGAGAAAAGTAGAGCCGCCAGTCAAC